AACAACCAGACAACCGGGGGCGGGCCGGGGGGGAGCTTGGGTGGGGGGTCACTCGAGCAGCTGCAGGCCCTGACGGACCAGATCCTCTATGGAGAGGACACGATTGACGCCGAGGTCACGCCGGTCGAGGAGGGGGAGGCATGATCAAGTGTGCGCCCGCGGTCACGCCGGACGCCCTGATCCTCTGCTGTGCCCTGGCCAACACGGCCGGGGGATGGCTGGCGGAGGGGCGGGACATCCCGGACCTGGTGATCACGGCCGGGAGCAATGGGACCCACATGCCCCACTCACGCCATGGGACCTACCAGGCGCTGGATGTGCGGTCGAAGACCTTCCAGCCGGCGGACAAGCTCCCCTTTCTCCGGGCGGTGATCGCGCGTCTGGGGACCCCTGTGGCGGTGACCACCCCCACCGGACCTGGCTACCAGACCGCCAACGGCCAGTGGCTCGGGATCCTGGAGTATCAGGGGCAGGCCCGCGAACACTACCACGTCGAGCGCAACTGAGATGTACCACCCTGACGTGATCGCCTGGCGACGGGAGAAGCTGGAGGCCCAACTGGGATCGGCCCTCCCTGGGGGCGTGATTCAGGAGATCCCGGTGGAGACCTGTCACCACTGGGTGAGGACCCTGGCGCAGATCTGGGACCCCGAGGACCGACGCCAAACCCGTCCCTTCTCGCGGGAGGAGGAGGTCTTTGTCGCCAACGAGCGGCTGATGACCAAGATCAGCTACCCGTACTGGAGCCAGCGGTACTGCATGATTCAGTCGGAGGGCCAGCGCCTCAAGCCGATGTACCCCCTCTGGGAGAGTCAGCAGCTGATCCTGGCCGAGATCGCGCGGGTGGAGTACGAGCACTGGACCACGGGGCACCCGGACGGGATTCTGGCCAACCTGCTCAAGGGGCGCCAGCTGGGGGCCTCGACCTTTGCCCAATCCTGCCTCGGACACCGCACGACCACGCACGGCTTCCGCAAGGCCCTGATTGCCTCGGATGTACCAGAGAACAGTGGGTCGCAGGGCATCTTCGGCATGCTGGAACTGGCGGTGGCCAACCTCCCGTGGTGGCTCAAACCCCTGGAGTTATTCCACAACAAAGACAAGCATATCGTGTTCAAGAACGGGTCCTCGGTGATTGTCGAATCGGGGAAGAGCATGAAGGGGGGCCTCACCGAAGAGGGCGGGACCAAGGGCAATCTGGGACGGTCGAAAACCTACTCGATGGCTCACCTCACCGAGCTCTCCACCTGGGAGCGGCCCGAACAGATCGATGATGGCTTGATGCCGGCGATCCCGGTCACCCCCCAGACCTTCATGATCAAGGAGTCCACGGCCAAGGGGCGCCACAACTGGTGGCACCGGGAGTGGCTGGTCGCTGACCGTGGGTTGGGGCGGGCGATCAACATCTTCATCCCCTGGTATGCGGAGCGGAGCAAGTATTGGCTCCCCCCCCCCACGGCCTGGATCCCCGCCGATGACACGCTCGCCTTCGCGCGCCGGGTGCAGGAGCATGGGCCCAAGTACATGCACCGGGCGGTGACCCTCGCCCCCGAGCAACTCTACTGGTACGAGCGCAAGAAGCTTGAGGCCAACGAGAAGGAGGAGCTCTACAAGTTCCTGGAGGAGTACCCCGCCGAGCCCGAGGAAGCCTTCCAGTACTCGGGTCGGAGCATCTTCCCCATCATGGTCCTGGACCGGGTCGAGCAGCAACAGCGCCCCCTGATCGACCTGCTCACGGTCCGCCCCCACCTGGAGCTGATCGCGGACCAGGAGGCGCTCCACGCTGAACTGCAGGCGGAACAGCGGGAGATGCGGGCGCGGGTGGCCAAGGCGACGGTGCGGAATGAGGCCCTGATCACCGAGGACCCGGATCCGCGGCCCACGGTACTGGAGACGCCTGGGCTGCTGGAAGGAGACCCGGTATGATGAGCTTTAGCGAAGCCCTGGTGCACCTGAAGATGCACGGGCGTGTGACCCGCGCTGGGTGGAACGGCAAAGGCATGTGGCTCGCGCTGCAGGTGCCAGACGCCCATAGCAAGATGACGCTTCCCTATATCTACATGCACACGGTACAGGGGGACTTGGTACCGTGGCTCGCAAGTCAGACGGATCTGCTCGCCAACGATTGGGGCGTGGGGGCGTAGGCGATGATCAACAGTGCCTTCCTCCTCCCCACGGCTGAAGCCCGCCCGCAGTACGCCATCCCCCCGGGGTACGGGTTCCACCGCCTCAAGGGCCAGGAGCTCGAGGAGCGCACCCATCTCTTCGACACGCTCCAGCTGTGGGAGCGTCCCCGCAAGGGGCACCGCTACATCCTGGGCTGCGACGTCTCAGACGGCCTGGGCCAAGATCGCTCGGTCTGCGACGTGCTGCGCATGGGCACGATTGAGGAGCCGGAGGAGCAGGTCGCCCAATTTGTCAGCGATACCGTCACCCCGAAGGCCTTTGCCTACATCATCAACGCGATCGGGCATCTCTATGTCTGGCCGGACGGCAAGGAAGCGATGGCCGGGATCGAGTGCAACAATCACGGCCTCTCGGTGCAAGATACCCTCCAGCTCCACCTGGGGTACCGGCACTTCTACATCTGGGAAGTGCTGGATCAGGCCGACCCGCGCAAGCGGTTCACCACCCGCATGGGCTGGCTCACGACCCCCCGGACGCGCCCGATCCTCCTCGACCAGTTCCACAATGCGATCGTCTCGGTGGACCCGATCAGTGGGTATAGTGATCTCCGGGTGAACAGCAGCTTCACGATTGACGAGATGCGGGACTTCCAGACCGAGGGCGCGCTCTGGGAGGCCGAGGCGGGCCGGGGCGCCTATGACGACTGTCTCATCGCCCTCTCGATTGCCCACTTCATCGCCTGGAGACTCTCTGCGGGGGAGCGCGAGCCCCTGGAGGATCGGCGGAAGCGACGCCGGGAGGAACAGCTGCGCGCGGCCAAATTTGGCGACGGGAAGCGTCCAGACTTCCGCAACACGGATACCACGGCGGACGAGGCCCTGAAGGTACCCACCCCCCAGGATCAGTCGAGTGAGGACCCTGACGATGACGGAAGCCTCTACTATGACCCCTCCGGCCGCAGCTGGGGCGGGACCCTCTACGACTAGGCCTCCCCTCGTGCAGGTGGGGGATACCGTGCTGGTGCTGATCGATCCAGGGGTGCGTCGACCGATGCTGGTGGGCGCGATCACCGAGGGACGCTGCTCGGGTCTGATTGTGTGTGAGCCCGAGGATCGCACCGCCTGGGCCATCCGTGGCACCTTTGGGCAGGGGCAGGACCCCGCGATCATTTACGGCCAGCCGGAACGCTTCACCCCCTATGTGTACGGGAAACTGCTCGCCTACGGCACTGAGGTGGGGCAGTGGATCCCGCGTCCGACCCATTTGCCAGGAGCCTAACATGTCCCCGACCACGACCACCGTGCGTGTCCCCCTCCCTGAGGCCTCGCTGGAGCGCCTCTATGCGGTCGCGGCGCACCAGGGGCGCGATCTCGAAACGGCCGCGGGACTGATGCTCGCGGCGAGCCTCGTCTCCCTCCCAGCTGAGGGGCGCTACACCGTGCTCGGGGGGCCAGACCTCCTGGCGCTGGAGGACCTCCTGGGGGGCGGGTCGATCCTCAACGCCACGGATCTGCGCCAGAAGGTCGAGCGCCTCGCCGGCATCAGCTTCCAGCATGTACGGCTGCAATTTACCCCGGGACAGCTGGAGCAACTCCTGGAGCGGGCCACGCGGCAAGGGAAGTCGGTGGAGCAGCTGGTGGAGCAGATGGCGCCCCGGATCCACGAGCAGTTTTTTGGGTTGATCGACACGCGAGGCTGAGATGGCCTGCCCCACCTGTCCCCCCACGCCGCCCCCCTCGCCCCCTACCCACCCGCCCAAGGGAGGGAAGTGATGCCCCTCGCCGACTATTTCTGCGCCCAGTGTGGCCACGTCGCGCGGGACGTCTCCTTTCGCATGGCGATCGGGGCGATCGCCTCAGCCCCCTCCTGCCCGCACTGCGAGGAGACACGGCTCGAGGTGATCCCCCAGATTGGGGCGATGGACGCCTCCAGCGGCCCAGGCTTTCGTCGCTTCACCATCAACCGCGACGGACAGCGCGTGGTGATTGATAGTCTCTCCACACTTCGTGCGGTCGAGCGGGACTCCGAGCAACGCTATCGTAATGGCGAGGGTGAGCCGTTGCGCTTCCGGATGTGGAATCAGGATCGCTCCAACAGAGACGTGGGCAGCTTTGGTACCGCGGGCCAGATTGGCGCACGCACCTATGGATCCGGAGAGGCTCCGGTCAAGGGGGGTCGGGTCTCGATCACACGGCACGGGGAGGACGCCCCCGATGTTCCCCTAGGCCCAGGGATGCCTCCGGGTGGGTATACCCCCCTCTAACTGGTACTCAGTACGTACAGGAGTAGGAGTGTCTCGTGCCTGACTTCTCACCCAGTGGCATCTACGGCCTCCCCGCCCTCACCGTGGACGGGCTCCGCGTCGGGGGCGATCCGCGCGTCCTCGGCTGGCTCCAGGAGGCGATCCAGGAGGGTGATCTCCTCAATCGTACCGACCCCGCCTTCGACCAAGCCGACAAGGGGATGCGCTACATCATCGGGGAACAGCGTCAGCAGGATCAGCCGCATATCCAGTACATCCCCTACGCCGTGATCAATAAGTCGCGTAAGGCTGTCCAGGCGCACACCTCGGCGCTGACCGATATCAAGCCCGTGTTTGGGTACCGCGCGACCAACCCTAAATTCAACTTCCACGCGGACCTCCTGAACAAGCTGACGATTGCCACCTGGATCTCCAATATGATGGACGTCTCACTGGGGGACACCATCAAGTACGCCCTGGGAGGGGGGACGGCGGATCTGATGGTCGAGTGGGATCCGGGGGCGGCCTACGGACTCGGGGATCATAAGCTCATTGCGAAGGACTTCCGCGATACGCTGCCGATCCGGCCCTCCACCGACCCCTCCCCCCAACTCTGGCAGGGGGTGGTGTTCCGCGAAGCCCATTCCGTCAATACGATGCGGCAGAAGTACCCGGCCTACGTGAACGCCTTCAAGCCGGCGTCGGATAATCTGCTCACCACGGTCATGAGCCGCTTCCGTCGGGCGGTTACCCGGGTACTGTCCCCCATGACCAGCCCCGATACCCTCTCGGGACTGGCCGGGATCCCGCAGACCCGTGCGATCCGCCCCGGGGACATCGTCCTGTACCGTACCTATCTCAACGACGCCTCCCGTAACATGACGGCCAAACCCCTGCTGATGGGGGACCCTAACGCCAACTGGTCCTACGTCGTGGAACCTGGTGCGGCGATGTACCCCCAGAAGCGCCTGATCGTCTCGACCCCCGATCTCATTCTCTACGACGGCCCGAACACCTATTGGCACGGCCTCTACCCCTTCTCCCGCCTGAAGCTCTGGTCGGTCCCCTGGTGCTTCCTGGGGCTCTCCCTGCTCCACGACACGATCCCGATCCAGGATGCGATCAACGACACGATGAAGGACTTGCGGCTAGGCCTGAAGCAGTGGACCAACCCCGATACCGTCTACGACACCAACGCGGGCTCGCGGGCCTTCCGGGTGAGCTTCGACCCCCAGAAACCTGGTAAGAAGGTGGCGGTCAACCCCATGAGTGCCGGGGGGCAACTTCGGGAGCCCTACAAGAAGGTCGACGGCCCCAACCCGTCCGTGCTGCAACTCCTCCTGGAGACCTACCGCCAACTCTGCACCGAGCATGACGAGCAGACCGGCGTGGCCAACCTGCAGCAACTCATGCAACTCCGGCAGATGCCCGGTGCCGACACCATCCAGAAGTACTACGAAGCCCTCACCCCCGAGCTGCGACAGGAGGGGCGGAACGTGGAAGGGTTCCTCCGGGACGTCGCCGAAATGCACAAGTTCAACATGTTCCAGTTCCAAAACCAGTGGCGCCGGGTGAATATCCTCGGGGACGCGGCCCAGGCGCTCGAGGACTTCGATTTCGACCCCGAGACCCTGGTACCCGCGATGGACAAGGAGGTCACCGCGCCCGATCCCGTCACCGGCATGCCCGTGACGCAGCCCAACCCCGACTATATCCCCCAGCTGGATCGATCGCTCTCGCGGGCGCAGCGGGCCAAGGCCTTCGCGCGGATGTTCGTCTTCACGGTCGCTCCCAATTCGATCCTGGCGATGAACACCCAGGAACGTAAAATGATGGGCTTCCAGATGACCCGGATGGGGTACATGGACTTCTGGACCTTCCACGAGCTCATGGAAACGCCCAATGTCGGGAACCCACCCCCGATCCCCCTGCCTCCCCTGCAGCCCCCTGACCCCGCGGTGGTCATGGCCGAGATCGCCCAACAGATGCAGGGCGCTGCCGCCGGCATGCCACCGCTGGCGCCGAGCAAATACTCCCTTGGGCCGACGGGTGAGATCCTGGAGCTACGAACCCCCTTGACGATCACCGAGCGGCTGCAGGCCCAACAGCTCCTCGGGATCGGGATGACCGAGAACCCAGCCGGGCGCAAGGCGAGTGGAGAAGCCGCCCCCCAGATGGAGAGCAAGGATGGGGGCGAGCGACAGACGGTGACGGAGTCGAAGAAATGATCATTCGCGACCCCGCGCTGCTTGGTCCGCTTCTCGGCGCGCGTCTCGTGGATGTGCAGAGCAACGCTATGGACGAGCTTGAAGAAACCGGTAATGACTCGGTCACCCTCTGCTTCGACAACGGCTACACGGTGACCTTCGACACCCCCGTCGGCTTCGTGATCAACACACCAGAGGCCCAGCCGTGACCCTCTCCCCAGCCCTGGAGAAACTCCTGCGTGAACTTGGCCCCGAGGGTCCCCGCTCGCTCGAGCACCTCCAACAGGCACTCTACAATGTCCGCTTTACCGGCCCGTTTACGGTGCATTGTGTCGGGGGTCGCCCCAGGCAGATCGACCTGGGGGCACCGAGCCGGCTCTCCATTATGGAGGGGGGGCTTGACAGCACCAAACCAACTAAGCCAGGGTAGAGCCTCATTCAGCGCCGTACGAGCGCCCAGGGCGTGACCCCCTGCGAGCGCGATTCGAGGCCGGATCTCCCGAGGTGGGGGTCCGGCCTCTTCTTTTGGGGGAGGGCACGATGTTTGGCAAGTTGCTC